TATATATTTGTAAGATGTAGAAATGCTGAATTTAACTATTCTAATAATCCTTCAAACATTACAGGTTCAGGAGAGTTAAGACACAGTGTAATGATTGATAGTCCTCAATCATATATAACCGCAGTAGGACTGTATAATGATAACAATGATTTATTAGCTGTAGCTAAACTTTCGACACCACTACTAAAAGACTTTACAAAAGAAGCACTTATTAGGATAAAGCTCGATTACTAATAAATAAGAGAATGTTAATGAATGAGCATTTGGAAACAACTAAGTCAACAAGGAGTTTGGAAGTCATTAGACCAACACGATGTCTACATATCAACTTATGTAGCTAAGAAGCGTTATATAATTACTGGGACTGATTTAATTGCAAATGGTATAGCATTTGTACCTTACGGAGAATCACCGTTCCCGCCTACATCACCTACACCTACTGTTACACCAACTCCTTCTAAGACACCATCTGTTACCCCTACGGTAACTCCTACTGCGTCGGTTACTCCGACTAAAACTATTACTCCAACCCCTTCTAAATCTCCATCATCGTAATGAGTATCTTTAAAAAAATAAATAATAAAGATGCTTACATAAGCACATATATTGCGAAGAAAAAATTTTCTTTCACAGGAATACAGCTTATAAATAATGGTATAAGCTTTGTACCGTATGGATTTGCTCCTGCAATACCGGCTTCTCCTACTCCTTCACCTACTAAGACCGTAACTCCTACTCCTTCTATAACTCCTACTAGAACTGCAACACCAACAAGATCAGTTACTCCTTCTAAAACTCCTACTAGATCAGTTACTCCTTCAGTAACTCCGACCAAGTCTGTCACACCAACAAGATCGGTTACCCCATCTGTTACGCCAACTAAATCAATTACACCTACTGTAAGTATTACTCCAAGTATTACTCCTACCAGGTCTATAACACCTACAGCTTCAGTTACTCCATCAATAACGCCTACTAGAAGTATTACACCTACTAGATCAATTACTCCTTCAATAACTCCTACTAGATCTATAACTCCAACAAGAAGTGTTACTCCAAGTATTACTCCAACTAGATCCGTAACTCCTTCTGTAAGTGTAACTCCTTCGGTAACTCCAACTAAATCTGTTACTCCATCAATAAGTATAAGCCCTACTAGGTCTGTGACTCCTTCAATCACTCCAACTAAATCTGTTACTCCATCAGTATCTGTAACGCCGAGTATTACACCGACTAGGTCTATAACTCCAACAAGGTCAATTACTCCATCAGTATCTGTTACTCCTAGTATTACGCCTACTAGATCTATAACACCTACTAGATCTATAACCCCTTCAGTAACACCAACAGTAAGTATTACGCCTACTAGATCTATAACGCCTTCGGTTACTCCATCGATAAGTATATCACCTACAAGATCTGTAACTCCATCTATTACTCCTACTAAATCTGTTACCCCAACTAGATCTGTAACTCCTTCGGTTACTCCTTCTATATCTATTAGCCCTACTAGATCAGTAACTCCTAGCGTAACTCCAACAAGATCTATAACTCCTTCTAAAACACCAGCAAGCAGTGTTACACCAACAAGAAGTATCACCCCTTCCGTAACCCCTTCTATATCTATAAGTCCTACTAGGTCTATAACTCCTTCTGTAACTCCATCAATAAGTATAAGCCCTACAAGATCAGTTACTCCTTCTATAACTCCTACCAAGTCTATAACTCCGACAAGATCAATTACTCCGTCTATAACACCAACGAGAAGTATTACTCCTACTAGATCTATAACTCCGACTAGAAGTATTACACCTTCGGTTACTCCATCGGTAAGTATAACTCCTAGTAGATCTATAACTCCGACAAGATCAATTACTCCATCAGTTACTCCATCGATAAGCATTAGCCCAACAAGAAGTATTACTCCTTCAGTAACTCCTACTAGATCTGTTACTCCGACTAGAAGTGTAACACCATCTGTAACACCTTCTATAAGTATTTCGCCTACTAGATCTATAACCCCTTCAGTAACACCTACAAGGTCTATTACACCTACTAGATCAGTTACTCCGTCTATAACGCCTACTAAATCTGTTACGCCTACTAGAAGTATTACACCATCTGTAACACCTTCTATAAGTATATCTCCTACTAGATCTGTAACACCAAGTATTACGCCGACTAGGTCTATAACTCCGACAAGATCTATAACGCCTAGTGTTACACCTACTAGAAGTATCACTCCGTCTAAAACTCCTACTAAATCTGTAACTCCTACTAGAAGTTTAACTCCTACTGTTACTCCATCTATATCTATTAGTCCAACTAGATCAGTAACCCCATCAATTACTCCAACTAGAAGTATAACCCCTTCAGTAACCCCAACTAGATCTATAACTCCGACTAGAAGCGTAACTCCTTCAATAACTCCTACCAGGTCTATTACTCCTTCTGTAACTCCTTCTATATCTATTAGCCCTACTAGATCAGTAACTCCTTCAATAACTCCTACTAGGTCTATTACTCCTTCTGTAACACCAACTAGAAGTATTACTCCAACGAGATCAATTACTCCTTCAATAACTCCTACTAGGTCTATAACTCCTTCGGTTACTCCTTCTGTATCTATTACTCCTTCTGTATCTAGAACCCCTTCAGTAACTCCAACAAAATCTGTAACACCTTCAATAACCCCTACTAGAAGCGTTACCCCGTCAGTATCTAGAACTCCGTCTATAACTCCTACTAGATCTATTACTCCGTCTATAACTCCTACTAGAAGTATCACACCTACTAGATCTGTAACGCCAAGTATTACTCCTACTAGAAGTATTACTCCTTCAGTTACTCCAACAAAATCTGTAACACCTACCAGATCTGTTACTCCTTCAGTTACTCCAACAAAATCAGTTACTCCGTCTATAACTCCTACTAGAAGTATTACTCCAACTAGATCTGTTACTCCATCCAGAACTCCTACTCGATCTGTTACTCCTTCAGTGACACCTACTAGAAGTATTACACCTACTAGATCTGTAACCCCATCTCCTTCAAGAGCTCAACATACTATAACTCTATGTACTTCTGAAGGAAATGGAGTACCTGATGATCATGCAACTGCTGCTTGTACTGCTGTACAATCAGGTAATTACTGCTTTACTGTTACCTTGATTAAAAGAGCAGATAACAACGGAAGTAATGCTTATCCAGAAACTGGTGATACAATAAGAAAAGATGGAGTAGTAATTAATGCTGGTTACTATGGAGGATCATTCAACACCGGTGGTGGTCCTGCAAACTACTATATACAGATAGTTGCTAATGGAATAAATGCTGTAGGAGCACCAGGATTAGTATCTTGTAACATAACACCAACACCAACTCCTACGCCTACTAAAACTCCTACTAGAACTCCTTCAGTAACTCCTACTAGATCTATTACGCCTACTAGATCAATTACTCCATCTAGAACTCCTACTAGATCTATTACACCGACTCCTTCTAAGACACCATCTGTAACCCCTACTAAATCACCTGCAGGAGGACCTCCTGGAAAAGGTAATCCTAATTGGAGAATACAGCAATGCGGTACAGGAACTATATATATTGTAAGTAAATTTACAGGCTGTATAGGCGGTAGCCAAGCTTCATTATCAACTTCATTTAGCGTTGGTAATATAGTTCAATTTAAAGCAGGATCTTGTGGTTCTGGAGCAGCTACTGGATGTGCACAGATTCTTTCAGATACTAGCTCATCTACAACTGGATTTATTTCTACAGATGCAGTTATAGCAAACTGTAGTGAACCAGAATGTTCCGAATAAGTTGTATAATTAAATAATTTTAATTAAATTTAAAATATGGTAACAGTTCCCCAATGGACATATAACGGTCAGATAATAACTGAAATAGACGATATGCCTGAAGGTACGTATGGATTTATTTATAAAGTCATTCATACTCCTTCTCAAAAAAAATATATAGGAAAAAAAGTTCTTTATTTTGAAAGAAATAAAAGATTAGGAAAAAGAGCTCTTCAAGCATTAAGAGAAGAAAGAGCTAAAAAAGGAATAAAAGGAAGAGTTCCTTTAAAGCAGAAGGTTATAACCGAATCAGATTGGAAAGATTACTATGGTTCTCATTTAGAAATAAAACGTTTATTAGAGAAAGACGGACCTATGGCTTTTCAGAAACAAATACTATCCTATGTTAAAAGCAAAAAAGAGCTTACGTATTATGAGTGTAAAGAGCTATTTATAAATGAAGTACTAGAAAGAGATAACCAGTATATAAATGATAATATATTAGGTAAATTCTATAGAAAAGATTTTTTAAATGAAACTAACTGATATACTTTTAGAGCAAAATCGTTATAATGACGACGGATACGACGAAGGAGATATCAAGCTTATGGGTGATATGATTCTTCCAACCGGTAAAATGGTTGTGCTCCAAGCTGAAGAAGATACATATAATAGAGGTTTATTAGTAACAAGTAATGAAGATAAGAGTTACGACGTAGCTTATTGGGCAGACGATAAAACAAAACCTTACCCTATCGGAATAGAAATCGATGGCAAAGAAGTAGCTAAAGATGCAAAAATAATTAAATTCTTATTTCACCCAGAAATGAAAGAGGAAAAAGGAGAATTTAAAAAGAGAGATAAAAACGAAAGTAGAAGCTTATCTGAACCTAGCGACGAAATGGAAAAAGTAGTTGACTCAGGTATAAGAATTAGAGGAGATGTAGACAATATAAAAGACGTTATGTACTACGTTCATAACAATTGGATGGGTGGTGAATTCTCTGCAGAAGAAGCTATGAAAAAAATTAGTAAATATATATCATGATAAAATTACAAGAACTTATAGGACTACCATCACTACAGTATCATATAGATAATGGTCTAACTTTACATTCTAATGTCTACCGTTACAATTCTGATGCTTTTATTAATTTATTTAAAGAAGCAAGAGAGGCGCATAGAGACGGTAAAATACAGTTAAATGAAGAGGATACAAAGCTATTAGAGACTACAGATATTGGAGAGTATGGTGATTATAACGGTATTAGAGTACCTTTAGACTTACCAATGGTATCTCCTAAGTATAATCCTTTGTTTGAAATCGGATGTATGATCGACGAAATGATCGAAGATGAAAATACAATCGATGAAGCAGCTTCTATAGACGAGATGATTAATTTTGAATTAGTCAAAGAATTAGTAGAGTCTATTGGGGGTAACATAAACATGGACAAATTTAGAAAAGCAGTTAAAATACAAAACGAAACATTCGATTACAATGGTTTTGATATGCTTAAAGCGTCAGTTGATTACATACCCGAGGCTGAATACAGAGGAAAGAAAGTACAACTTAATAAACCTAAAAGAGGTGGTTCTAAAAAGTTCTACGTCTACGTTAAGAGTAAAAAAGGTAATGTTAAAAAAGTATCTTTTGGCGATACAGGCCTTTCAGTTAAATTAAAAAAGAGAGGAGCAAGAGCTTCTTTTGCTGCAAGACATAAGTGTGCTCAAAAGAAAGATAAAACTAAAGCAGGTTATTGGTCATGTAATATTGGCCGTTATTGGAAATCATTAGGTGGATCATCAAACTTCTCAGGTTACTGGTAGGCCATATTCCGAAAAAACAGGAAATGGTTATGTTATAAGAGAGTTTTCTAGTAAAACTTCTTCTTTTGAATTCGTATGGCATAGAGATAAAGAAGATAGATATGTTGAATCTTTACATCATACTGATTGGAAATTTCAACTAGATAATGAACTTCCACAAAAATTAACAAAAAACAAACTATTTATACCAAAAGAGACTTATCACCGTCTTATAAAAGGAACTGGTAATCTCAAAGTAAAAATTTATAAAGTATGAAATGCGATTGTAAAGAATGTAAGTGCGGAACATCATGCGGGTGTAACTGCTGTAATTGCTAATTATGAAACTGTCTAGTATTATATTCGAAGGTTGGAACGATAGAGAAGTAAAAGGAAAGATATCAGATTTTTCTTTCGATATGCTTTCTTCTTATTTCGAAACCGATAGAATTAATCTACCCAACCCAGACGATACTTCAAATACTCTTTTTAATCAAAAAGATTTTGAATATTATAGAGACCGTATTATGAAAGATTACGGAGATGTAGAAGTAGAGTTAGATAAAGAAGGACAGTTTGATGATGATCGATTTAAAATTTTAGATAAAAAGTTCCAAGACGATAAAGCAAGTTATATTCAAGCAAAAGGAGCAGCCATAGATAGATGGAGTAAAGATCCAAATTACTATCCTGGTGATTAACTTTAAAAATTATGAAACTATCAAAAGTCATATTAGAAAACAATAAAATTATTTCCAAAAAAGAGCTTAAAATCTCTGATAAAGAAATAAATAAATTAACTGAGGTAATATCAGAAAAACTATCTGATTACTTAGATGTCGATAAAAAAGAGATATTAGGTAAGGTAGTTAAGGAAGCACTCTCAGAAATAGTTAATTAAAAAGTTGTTTTTTTGTTCGTTTATTCTTATATTTAATATATAAGTTACGGACAAACTATATGGACTATACTTTCTTATTAGGTTCACTAGAAAACATTTTAGGTAAAAGTCATAAAAGAGCAAGAGAAAACCATGCTTTTCACTGTCCTTTTTGTAATCACCGTAAACCAAAACTTGAAATAAACTTAGCAACTAATGAACAAGGTCAAAATCCTTGGGAATGTTGGGTATGTGAAACTAAAGGTAGAACTATAAGATCGTTGCTCTATCAACTTAAAACTCCTAAATTACAAGCTCAAGAAATTTTAAGATATGTACCTAAAGGATCTGAAATAGAATATAAAGGAATATCTATAATAGAGCTACCAAAAGAATTTAAATTACTTAGTAAAGCTACTTCAACTTCAATAATAGCTAATAAAATAAAAAAATATTTATATGAGAGAGGACTTACCGACTATGATTTTATTAAATACTCCATCGGCTATTGTACAGCTGGAGAGTATGGAGGAAGAATTATTATCCCAAGTTATTCTGAGTCCAATCAGCTCAACTATTTTATTGCAAGAACTTATGAGAACGCCTACCATAAATACAAAAATCCTGAAGTATCCAAGGACATAATATTTTTTGAAAACCTTATCAATTGGAATCAACCTGTTATTTTATGTGAAGGAGTATTTGATGCTATAGCAATACGTAGAAATGCTATTCCTATTTTAGGAAAAAGTTTATCTAGCACTTTAGTTAAGAAACTTATTACAAGTAAAAATAAAGATATTTACATAGCATTAGATTTAGATGCTAGAAATAAAGCTCTAAAAATGAGCGAAAAGTTTTTAAGTTACGGTAAAAGAGTTTTCATGATAGATCTTACTGATAAAGATCCATCTGAAATGGGGTTTAAAAATTTTACCAATTTAGTACAATCTGCAAACGAATTAGATTTAGGGAGTTTAATGTTGCATAAACTAGAATTATGATTAAACAAGGAACCAATATTTTGGTTGAAAATGAAAAAAAGAGACTATCTTTCAACCCAGAATTAAAACAAATTAATTTTTTAGATAGAAGAGTTTACCAAAGATCGGAAGGAGTATATTACCCGTCCGTAACTACCATACTCCAATATATGCCCAAAGCGAAGTTTTTTGAGACGTGGCTGAAGGATGTTGGGCATAATGCCGATCTTATAATGCGTAAAGCCGGTAAAGAAGGAACACAAGTTCATGAAGCTGCTGAAAAATTAATAAGAGGAGAAGAAGTCTCATGGATGGATGATTTTGGAAATGCTAGATACTCCCAGTTAGTATGGGAAATGATATTGAAATTTTATGATTTCTGGACTACCTATAAACCTAAACCTATTATGTGCGAAGAGTTTGTATTTTCAGATAAATATAAGTATGCAGGAACAGCTGATCTTGTAGTAGAACTTGAAGGTGAAACCTGGTTACTAGATTTGAAAACCTCAAATAGTATACATAAGTCGTATGATTTACAACTTGCAGCATATGCTAAAGCATTAGAAGAAGTAAAAGATATTAAAATAGACAGAACTGGAATAATATGGTTAAAAGCTCATACTAGAACTGCTTCTAAAAAGAAAGGAGTCTTTCAAGGTAAGGGTTGGCAATTAAGACAAGTAGACGAAATAGATAAAAACTTTGAGTTATTTGAAATGATATACAAGCTATATTCATTAGATAACCCTACTATTGAACCTATTTATAATTGTTACCCAACAACTTTAAAAGTAGAATAATGAAAAAAGGACCAGAATATTTAGGAAGATTAATAGGAGCTATAGTAGCTTTAGGGTTGTATCTTTTACTTACAGGGTGTTCATCTTATAGATTAGCTACCCTTCAAGACGATATGTACCCAGTAGACTACGTTATTCCTATTAATAGCGATACTAAAATAGATACCTTATCATACTCTCAGTTTAAATGGAAATTGAGAACTGATTTTAATTTTAGATGGGACTATGCTCAATTCGCTATGAATCAACCTTATAACTGGTATAGTAGTTTTAGTTATAATGTCTGGAGACCTTATAATTCATTTGATGTTTATTTTAACAGATATAATTTTTGGTATGATTGGGCATTTAATTACCCGTACTACTGGGGCTATAGTAGCTGGCATAATCCATGGAGACACCATTGGTATAGACCATATAATTGGGGATATAGCTGGTATGATGGTCCTTTTTATAACTCGTCATATAATGTTATTTGGAATAGCAGTAGAGAAAATGTTAACATAGCTTATGTAAGAGGACATAGAGGTAGCAGAAATATTGATTTTGACGGTAATAGTATTATACAAAATACAATAAGTAGAAGGTATAATAATCCTAGACCTATTGTTAATGATAATAACCTCGATAAAATAGTTAATGAATTGAGAGAAAACTATAACGTTAAACCAAGAGTATACAACAATATAAATAATTATAACAATGATCAAATTAACGGACTTAATACTAGAGTCAACAACTCGTCCCAAGGTAGTAATAATGGCAGGGGCAGCTGGAGCAGGCAAAACATACCTGTTAAACCAATTATCTCTGGACAGTCTTCGTCAGGTCAATCCGGACAAATATATAGAGGATCCGGATCATCCAGCGTACAACAATCTGGGACTAGGAGCTCGTCAAGCGGACAAGGAGGCAGAGGATCTAGCGGACGAAAAAATTAGTTTCGTTTGGGATACAACAGCTTCTAATCCTAAAAAGGTTCAATCTTTTTTAAATAAAGGATATGATGTGTATATAGTAATGGTATATACTCACCCTATGATAGCATACGCAGCAAACTTTGCAAGAAAAAGAAACGTACCTGGGTCTGCAGTTTTTTCTACCTGGAGGAAAGTATATGAATTAATAGATCAATATAATAAGATGACTAAGGGTAATATGTCTATATTTGTTAGTGACAGAGGAGGTGAATTTGATAAAGAAGTAGAAGCTTTTAATACCGCAGCTAAAAACGGTCCTGCAGGTATAAAAGATTATTTAAAAAAATATAACGAAGAAAATGGGATAGAAGGTTCTACCTTTTTTAAACCTGTTGAAATGTCAACTCAAGAAGAAGAAGAGTTTAAAAAAGCAACATCTAATATAGATTATGATAGAGATAAAAGATCTGAAGATAAAGCGCTTAAGCAAGCTTTTTTAAAGGCTTATAGAGCTAACGGAGTAGGACCTGGAGACGATCAATTAAAAGTTGCTTTAAAAAAATATAGAGATAGAAAAGAAAAGAACGATAAAAAAGCAGAAGAGGTGTTAGATAATATAGCTGATTTAATTTTCAGTCCTTTATTTCAAAAAAAGTTAGAACAT